GGCGGCACAGGTAACATGGCCGGCCATATCCGGGGTGCAGATGCCTACGCTAAGGGTCGCTACGGTGGCTGGGCTCAAGCCTGGGCTTCGTGGCAGGCAAAGAAATGGGGGTAACCTAATACGTAGTGCCGTCTATAGCTCCGGCATTATAATAGAGCTATTCAAGTCCATATGCTAGCCTAAAGCTGGCGGGGATATAAAGGAAGGAGAGGTAACAGTGAATATACCCGTAATGGAGTATGAGCCTGCCGATAAGGCGGAGATTTGGCTAGTTAATAGCCGACTATCAAGTATAGAGTTGGAGGAGCTTTGTGCAGAATTTGACGAAGATTAGTCAGCAAGAGTTTGATCCACTGCCTAAAATACTTTGTCTAGATATTGAGAGCAGTCCAAGCCTTATATGGGCCTACTCACTCTGGAACGCAAACGCCGTTAAGGTTGAGCGCGATCCAACTATTATGTCTATTAGCTGGCAGTGGGTGGGTACAAATAAGACCGACAATTTATGTTTGAGAGATATGAGCGAAGAGGAACTAGCCAGAAAGGTTTGGGATCTGTACAATGACGCAGATTATGTGCTCGGCCATAACTCGAATAAGTTCGATAATAAAATGGTAAACGCGATGTTTATGAGGTATGACTTGACGCCGCCTAGTCCATACAAACAGATTGACACCCTACAGGTCGCTCGCTCGGTCGCGCGCTTTAATAGCAATAAGCTAGACAACCTAGGTCACATCCTTACTGGCGAAGGCAAGACGGAGACCACCTATAAGGATCTCTGGTACGACTGCCTAGTAAAGAACGACAAAAAGTCTTGGGCGCAGATGGTTGAATACAATAACCGAGACGTAGACGTTACTGTTGCACTCTACCTTAAGCTGCGCCCGTGGATTAAGAACCACCCCAACATTGGTGACCATACCGGTATTGATGGCATCTGTCCTAAATGTGGGAGCGACAATATCCGCAAAGATGGCAGCTACCGTAAGCGTTCAGGCCGTGTACAACGCTACAAATGCCTACACTGCGGCGGCTGGTCAAGTGAGGCTAGCGTAAAGAGGGAGGGGCGACTGGTCAATGTATAGCGACAGAGAAGCTCCTTTAAGCCGGGATGTAGAATGCTATGTTTGCGGCGAGATGGAGTTAACAGATCGGGATTTCTTGCCGCCCGGCTGGATTATTAGCTGGGACTATGATTGGACTATTTGCCCAACCTGTCGAGACAAGATAGAGAAGCAGCTCGGTTATGAGTTAGACTACTTTATGAAGGGCGCAGAACCTGACCCGATGGAGCAATTTAAACAGGAGGATTTCTTTTTATGATACGAATACTAATTGAATACGTACGCGTCATTCTTGCGTTCCCCGTTGCGGTATTGGCGTTTCTCGCCTATGGGGTGATGATTACACTCGCAGTAATTGCTGTCCTTATTGGCGGTGAACCATATGAGCAAGCAGTTAACGATGTTAGGGAGACGTTATGACGAGTATTGATGAGGTAACAGCTGAGCGGGGTAAGCGCTACGGCGACTACGTAGACCATGCCACGATCAGTCAAAGCATTAAACAAATCCTTTACATGGGGCTTAAAAATAATAAGAACGTAGATATTGCAACACTCGACGATGACATTAAGGAGACACTGGAGATGATCGCCCATAAGCTTGGCCGTATCGTTAACGGTGACCCTTATTATGCAGATAGCTATATCGATATTGCAGGATACGCTAAACTAGTAGGAGATCGATTAAATGACCTATAAGCAAGACTTAACACGCCGCCTAGAAGAAGCTGATACCCTTGAGGAAAAGCTCAAGATTATTGAGGAGGCGCAGCAACACTTTGAAACCAATAATAAAGAGCGACGCGTAGTAAACGGCGAGATTGTCGACCCCGCCGAGAAATTCGCATGCCTTGGATGTCAGTAAAATGGAAACTGTATTAATCGATTATCGAACAACAACTAACCCAGCCGTTGAACATATCGCGGCGATGTTAATGGCCCATGATTACCGGGTATCGGTATATAGCGTAGAGGATGACCTAGACGGTAGCGTTATTAAAGACCTAGACGAGCGGAGCTTCCCTTATGACGAAGTGCGCCAACACTACGGCGAGGATCCTATCGACTACTGGGCGCGAGAAGTACCTAAAGAGGGAGACCTCAAGTATGCTATTGTAGATAGCTTTAATGACGCGGACAAGTTTACTTGCCCCACTTTGGTGGTAGGATATGACGATAATTAAATACTTAAGTGATGAACGCATATTGGAGATTGCAGATGAATATTTTGAAAAACGTAATCGACAAGGCGCTGAAGAATAGGATTAAAAACCTTGAAATCGACAACGCCAAGCTGGTTGAGCAGCTCAAGTGGTGCAAGGCCCGGGTTGAAGTACTCGAAGAATCGAACGCTGATTCGGTTGAACTTGCCCGCCAACATGTACTACTCTCTAACAAAGAGCAACTACTTATCGCAGAGCGTAAGGCACTGGATGAATACCAGAAACACTTACTCGACCTCGCCATCTTTAAAAGAGATGCTCAATAAGAAAAGCCCCCAATAACTGGGGGCTTTTTTCTATTTGTTACTAGCCTTAGCTGCGACAGTAACGATACCTGCCGATTGCAGACCAAGTGCGATACCGCTATAGATATCGAGACCTTGAAAGCCAAGATACCCAGCAGCTGCGCCGGTGGCAACTGCGAGGATGAGCTTACCAAGCCCACCCCATTCTTTCTTATTCAGCATATCAAATGCCTTAACAATTGCAGGGATAATAAATAGGTTCAATGCTTCCATGATTAGTCCTTCTTAAAAATGCTCTTAAAGGCCTCTAGAAGGCTCTGCAAGAGGTTTCTAATATCTTTTAGTATAGTTGTACTATCTTCGTCTTTGGCGCTCTCTACGGGGCTCTCAGAGGGCTCTACGCGCGTTTTTAGTTCAATCTCTGCGCTACGCGACACACCCGACAAGTCGGCTTCTGGCGCTGGGACGGCTGCGCGATCTTCAGCATGTCTAATCTCGGGCGCGGGCGTCTCTTTAGAGTGTTGTAACTCTTTGTACTCATTGCTATTACGTAGATCATCTGCTACCATCTGCCAGTTCCAGCCATTACGGATCTGATTACGGTAATGTTCGATACCACCCTCATCTGCATCGCGCTCTAGGATCTCTTTGTAGAGGCGCTTGATCTCTTCAGTCTCGCTATCGTAGGCTGCCTGTAGTTCACGGGCCTTCGCCTTAGCTTCCTCTACACGTCGGGCCTGTACTTGTTGCCCCTCAGCTGAGGCGAGAAGATCCTGCTTAATTTGCTCCCAGTTCCAGCCGCTATCGATCTGTTTGAGGTAGTGAGTAATAGCACCCTCGTCAACGTTACGATCAAGGATTTGGCGGTACAAACCATTAAGGAAATTAATCTCATCACTACGATCACGCTGGGCCACGATGTTCTCCACGTATGTACGGACACGATAGATGTTGTAACCACCTACTCGCCAACCTGCATTAATAGGGTCAACGTCAGCGGCGTATACAATACCTGCGCCAAAGTTAGCGGCGCGCTGGCCACTGGCACTCACGTTCTCCTCGAACACAGTACCGTCGCCCATGTAAATACCGATGTGGCCATAACCACCACCATCGTAGGGCCAGACAATGATATCGCCCCGCTTAAGGTCGCCTACTTGGTCGGCTAGGCCTTCTGCTACGAGGTCGTTACCGAAGTCCTTAGCGTGGCCACGAGCGCGGAATGGTTCTGGAATCTTCTCACACATTTCGGCGAGAAACCATTTAATAAGGCTTACGCATTGCCCGGTTAAATAGCCTTGGCTATTGTCTGATTCTCCAGCTGGGAAGAAGATCCCAATACGCTGGCTTGCCCAATCTTGAGCATTAGCTGCTAGTGCCATTCATTCTCCTAGATATTTATACACGAGCTATCACCAGCTATCTTGTACATGCGCCGATACGCTGAGTTGTCTTCTCCGTCGTACTTCCAGGCCACCCAAGATGTTTGATTACCCGAGTTGTCTTTTATATTTACACAATTAAGTATAGGGCTCTTACCGTCCGCGCCGTTTTGGCCGTTTACTCCATTAGTACCATTCGCACCATCAACACCAGCTGCGCCGGTATCGCCCTTACACTTACCGCTTGCACAGTATTTAGCAACAGCTAGTGCAACTTGATCATCGCTCGCGCTCTTGCCGTCTGTGCCTTTACATTTACTGCTATCACAATAACTAGCCACTGCCGACATTACTTGGGCGCTAGTGGGGGATTCGGAGCATTTATTAGTTGAGCAGTAAGCTTTAACCGCTACTTGTATCTCACTATTTGAGGGGGTTCTCCCATCCTTACCGTTAGACCCTAGCACCTGGCCGACATTGCGGGACTCGCCGCTTGAGTAATAGACGACGAGGTCACCGTTTTTATCAACCTGGGCATTAGTAATACTAGTTACTGGTTTTTCTACCTTTGCTCCACCCGAGATAGTTACCGATTGGCCCGGCTTAAGGGTGAGGCTTTTAAACAGCGTGTAGCCGCTAAAAACCAAGCTAAGCACCATCATTAAAGACAATATCTTTAACAGTTTATCTCGTTGAAGCCAGCTTATTGTCGCTTTAACAATGGTCATCTCAGCAACCCTCCGCTGCCCCGGCTGAGTAGGGCAATGAGTATCGGTATAAACGATGTGATCACTGCGCCTACTACTAAGCGGAATAGCCAACGGTTTCTATCTCTTGCTTCGGCTGCATCATCTTCTAGGTCTTTTACTCGGGCCTCAATGTCTTTTTTGTATAGGTCGAGCGCATAGACCGGGACATATGTCGCAGCTTTGCGGGTTTCGTGGAGGTCTATAGCCTGCTGAATGGCTTCTTTGACCTCCCACCGGTTCATTGTTTCATTTTCTGCCACAATTCTACCATCCAGATTTTTGCTTATGTTTTTGTTTAGAGGACTTGACGACTCGGTTTAACTGTATTTCGCGCTGGGCTGCAGCCTTTCGTTGTTCGCTCGTCAACTCAAAGCCGTCATAAGCCCCCTTTACCTTGCTATTATACTCGTTGATAATAGACTGGGCTCTGTTGCGATTACCCTCTTGTAGGGCCTGTTTCGCGTTGTCATAAGCCTCTTTACGGCTAGGTATCTTATTGGTACGCTGGAAGTATTCGGTAGCCTGTTCGCGGGCCTTTGAGGAGTCTAAGCTCTCAATCTTTTGTTGCTGAGATTCCTTAACCGCACTAAAACTACCCTCCTTGAGCCATTTCTGACCATTCTCAGTAGTGTACTTACCGAGGATTGCAGCCTTAAGAGCGTTACCTTGGTCTTGGTTTTGAACAAAGCGGGTATTGCCTTTATCGTTTTTCACGACACCTTCCTCTACTGACTTGATACCTTCAGTTGTACGCTTTGCTTGGGTGCCGGCTGGTACTATAAGCTGCCAGTTCTTGTCCCAAAACTCTTTGACGCCTTCGCCTTTGTCTTTCTTGGCCAGTGCGCCGAGAAGTCCCGGGTTTTTATTGCCATCGCCGAATAGGAGAGTCATTGCAGGTGAGCGGCGGAATTTGTTCTTCTGGTCACGCTCAAATCCTTTCTCGTCCTTGCCTTCGATATTTGTCCAGGCCTGGATTTGGTCGTAGAATGGGATATGGTCAGTCTCCTTCATGCCGATGAATTGGCCGAGGGTTGCCTGTACGCCCCATGCGGTAGCGCCCATTGCAACGAGTTTGCCCATATCATTAGCGGCTAGACGATAGTTACCGTTCTTTACATCCTTAATAGGCTTGAGACCCATACGGATAAGGAAGCCAGCCTGCTTGCCATCAAAGGTTGCTAGCTGAGTAAGAGTACGCATACCGGGCCCGTTAAAGGCTGCAGGCGCATCTACCTTACTAGTAATAAACTGAGTATCAACTGTCGCTTTAGTACCGTACTCCATTGCCTTCTTTTGCACAAAGTCTTGGGCCGCTTGGCCAGTTAAACCAGCTTCATTTGCCCATCGCTCCCACTTAGCGCCGTTGAGTTTGAGTCCTTTAGCTTTAGCGCCTGCGTAGGCTTGGGCGCGCATAATGTTGTCCATTGTAGACACCATCGACATTAAGCCGTCAGACACCTTATCAAATGCTTTACCTGCTTTACTTTGGGTCAAACCCTTAAGGTCTTTAAGGCCAGTGCCCTCATCGAGCACGCCGGAGAGTTTAAGCTCTTTGCGGCCCTCTTTAGATGCGAGCATCCGTGCACCATTCACCATACCAACACCAGCCCATTTAGGATTGAGGTTACCAACTGTAGCAATCTCCTGGGTCATCTGGCGGAGCGCAGTAAGCGGGGACAAACCAAGCGTTGCCATTGCATTTACTGCCCGGATAGCACCGGTCGATTTCTTAAACGCGTTATGGCCAAACTGAGAGTCGAAAGCCTTCTCAATATTACTCTGGTTTTTGCCCTTAATCTGGTTGATGTAGTTATCGAGAAACCCGGCGTAGGCTTCAAAGTTTTTATGCTCTGCTGATGCTAACTTAAGCTGAGTACTTGCGCTCTCAATCTTACGAAGTGACGGTTCGATGTTCTTAGCCCGGTTAATGCCGTCAAAGTAAGTAGATAGGACATTCCAGACGTCTTTACTGTACTCTTCGCCGCCTTTTTTACGACTCTTAAGTGATCCGATACCAAGCTCACCCTTAGCTAGTTGATTCTCATCAAACAGGTTAGCTAGGCCTTTGGGGTCATTCTCTCGCATATGGGGGAAGTAAAACTCACTAACAGTTCCGTATCCATTCTCCCTAAGCCAGGGCTTCACTTCATCCAACATGCCGCGGATTTCTTTAGCTGCCTTCTCGTGACCGGGTGCATTCAAGTGTTCAACCTTACCTTCGAGGTAGTCTACGATATTGTCGAGCACCTCAGGTTTCTTGCCATCTGGGCCGAGCGCTTTCTTGATGTCACCTAGTCGCTTAGCAATCTCTTCACCTTCAACAGCTGCACGGCCCGTACCATTCACTAGCTCACTGAAGAGTCCGGCGCTTTCGGTATTGAGACCGCCCTTATCAAATAGGACACTAGGCGAGGTGATACGGGCTAGAGCCATTTGAGTGTCTGATATCTTGCTGATGCTTTCCTTAGCATGTTCGATATCCTTGACGTTTAAGGTATTGGCCAACTCTTTCTGGAGGGTTTCGCCGTTACGTTCAAGAGCGATCTTTAGCTCTTCTGGGTTTTGAGCCTTTGAGACCTCTTGTAATGCATAGGTAGTCTTGCCATCGTACTTCTTGGCCTCTGCAAGGTTCTGCTCGGCTAGTTGGCGGTGTTCGGCGAGTTTATCTTCATCTACTTGGCGGAAGGTCTTTGGGTCGCTATGGATCAGCTCATTAGTATCTGCTACGATCTCTTGAGCCCGTTCGTCCACCCGCTGATTCATCGCGTTAAGTTCCTGCACTTGAGGTAGGTCGCGTGCGCGAGTCTCCTCTAGTTCTTGCAAGTCCTTAGTATATTGCTCGTCTAGGCGTTGGCGTTCAATCTCTTGACGTGGGCCAGGCATATCATTAACAGCTGCGAGTCGCTCCTTATAGGCTGCATCCATTTGAGCATGTGCCTGATTATAGGTGTTGTCGTTCATCAAGTTCTCAAGCTTGGCATCGATCTCGCGTCCCATGTCGGCTGCTTGCACGGCTGCGTTGCGCACCTCTTTCGGCATCTGCTCGTCACCAAGGATTTGACCAATAGACTCTACACCCTCTCGCTCGCGGAATACGTGGTCGGGTAGACCATCTGTCTTACCGTTATCAATGTTGTCGAGGTACTCTTGGGCGGCTTTACTATCGTTAGGCAGACCATTGTTTTCAAAGTTTTTACGAGCTTGGGCCAGTTTCTCGTCTACCTGCTTGCGAAACTCAGGATCAGCCTCATAAGCCATCTTCTCTTGCTCAGTAAGGCCTTTAGGGGTCTCACCCGGCTTGAGGTCTTGGTTAAGCCTGGCGATCTCTTCAGGGCTCTTAGGGCCGTTGACCTCGTCGTTGATGTCGTCCAATGGGTTGCGTTCACGATTAAGAGACTCAGCTTCACGTTGGGCTTTTAGCTCTTCTGACTGTCGGCGGTATAGCTCGGCGTTAATCTCTTTGTTCTGAGGGTCTAGTGCACTAGCTTTATTTAGCTCTTCGTTGCTTAAGCCTGCGTACCGACTCTCAGGCCGTGCTGTGGATGCCTCTGTGAGCTCATGAGAGGCGTTCTCGGCGGCTTTAGCGTCTGAGTTAATATCTAACCCATCTTCGCTAGTTTTAGCGCTTGTAGGGGCTTCTACAGAGTCATCAGCATTACGTGCATTGGCGTCTTCTACACCCTTGCCGCGGAGTTTACCAATACCGTAACCAAGACCTTCGAGGCCGCCCTGGAAGATTGCGCCAGTAGCAGCTTGTTCTCCGGCTTTTTGAAGTGACTTATTAACATCACCCGTCTTGCCGTATTCTTGGAGAAAGCCTTGAGCGGCGTTTGCGCCACCTTGAGCGGCTACCTCTTTGGCGATCTGCCCAGCTAATGCCTTACCTGTTAGTTCAGCGCCGTCTACGGCTAAACGAGTAGGGTTAAGAAAACCAGTAGCGGTGCTAGCTGCATCGAGGGCGTCACCAGTAATGGTCGCCCAGTCGCGAGCGTCGCCCTTACCCTGGCCGATCCTATCGCCGGCTTCCTTGGCTTTAGTGGTATCTTCAATATTCTTACCGGTAATATCCTTTTGGTCACGTATCCACTTACGAGCACCTTCTGCGGAGTCCATGATAGCCTTACCGGCTTTTGCGTTGGTGTCTTGGTCGAATGCGTTTACGATCTGATTAGACGCAAGAGCTGCAGCTTCGCCGGTATCGACCACCGCGCTAGCTAGTTTACCTGCGCCTTGCTGAATGCCTGCGCCTACGCCTTTGGCTGTATCGCCAAGCCATTTAAGGCCATTACCGAGCCAGTCGTTTTTCTTCTTCTCTTCCTCTTCTTTCTTTTTCTTTTCTTCTTCTTGGCGTTTTTGTTCCTGTTGTTGCTTCTGCTCTTCCTCATAGGTTAGCGAGCTATCAGGGTTCCAGCCGTTATCGTAGCGGTTACCCTCATCGTCGGCGCGGACTTGACTCCATCGCCCACCATATATTTGCTTCCATTCGTCTTCAGTCATCTATATCTCCTCTCTTATCCGTAGTAATATGCTTTCCACGCATCGCCACCGCGTTGGTTTTGGGGTACGTACTTCCAGAAGTCGCTCGCAAACTGGCTCGTATTGCCGCCTGCGCTTCGGTAGGCGTCACGCGCTAGCTGGAATATCGCTGGGCTAATTG